CTTTATTAAATATTTTTTCCCAACCATCTTTTGTTTTTGGTACTTCTTCACCAGGTAAAATAACATGGCCATATCCTCCAGTAAGCTTGTTCATTGTACATCGATATGGCTCTAACCTGTACCCCTCATGTCTTTTTATCATTTCTTTTATTTGGTTTAAACTTGCAGCTTCCATTTTTAAAAACATATAAAATTTTTACTCCTAACTGTTTTTGATATTTAGTTAAATTTCTACCTATCACTGTACCAGGTTTCCAAGTTTTGCGTATAGATGCAGTTTTTACATCTATTTTTAAAACTTCACCTGTTATTCTATGTACAGCAACCAGGTCAATGACATCATTGTCTTGTGTTTTCCAGTAAACTGTATAATTTTCTTTAGTCAACCATGCAGCAGCTATGTATTCATTTGCTAATCCTACTTTTATTTTTTGTAGGTTTCCAAAATAAGACAAAACTAATCTACAATTCTTAACCAGGTATAAATAGCAGCTAATATAGATCCTATTATTAGTATACCTTTAAAAAAACCCATGCCTGTATTTGCAGAAACATTTAAATCTCTTATTTGTTTTTGCATAATCTGTATGTCCTCACGCAAATATTTTATATCTGTTTTAAGTTCAGCAACATCTTTTTCCCAATCTGACATTATATTCCTAACTTTAAATTATTATATTTTGCAATAGGGTACGAGCTTATTTCAAAACAAATAGATTCAAAATATGCATCTGTGTTACCTTTACTTTGTGCATAATTTTTATATTCTTGTACATACAATTCAGTTGATGTTTCACAAGTTTGTAAATCTGGATATAAAAAACCTTGGTATCTAACTGATTCCCAACCAGGCATAGAGGTTATAATTATAGCCATAAAAACTTTGATCATTATCCAAGTGGGTTACTTGCTTCTGCTTTTATTTCATCAATTAATATTTTATTTAATTCAGATGTTTTTTGTGCAATCGCAATAAGTTTGTTAAGTTCACTAATTAAATCTTTAATTCTACCAAACTCTTTAAAAGTTTTATCAGATAACTCGACAATATTTAGTTGTAATTGGCTATCAGCTTTAGATGCTTTTTCAAATAAATCTTCAACATCTGATTTTAAACCAGCAATATCATTTAATATATCATCATTAGAATCATTATCTCTTGCCATCCACTCATCTTCTAGTGCAGACATACGATCTAATATTTCTACTTCTAGATCTGAAATCTTTTCATTTATTGGAGCAAGGTCTACAGTTTCATTAACAACAAACTCTTTGTTTTCTATTGCATCAAGTCTAGTATTAAACTCACCCCAGGCGTAAAATCCACCACCTATTGCACCAATAACACCTATAATAGATGCATAGTTAGTTAGTTTTTGTATCATAATAAATCCTTTAGTTTTTGTAACTCTATCATTATTGATAGTTTTTGTACTTTAAGGTCATATATTTTTTTCTCATGCTGACCAACAGGATCAGTAGATATATAATTATCTAAACCTATATTAAGATATATACCTTTGTTGTAGATAGATAAATCTGCTTGTATGAACAAAGTATTATCTACATTTGTATAAATATTTTCTGGCTGATAAAAATCTGTATTATTATAAGCAGATAATTTACTGCCATCATCAAACAAAGAAATTTCATTTACCTCAACAGAAACATTATCAATAAGATCTATACTTATTTTTTTGTCATCTGTTTTTGTAACTTCTATTTCTTTTTCTTCTTCTAGTAACCCTTTGGTTTTCTTGGTTTCGGTTTTTTCTTCTGCAATGGTTTCATTGTTTTCTCCTTTTATTTCTTCTTCTTCTTTAGCTTCTGCTATTTCTTTTTCTTCATTTTTACTTTTCGTAAAACTCTCTTCTTTGGTTTCTGTTTCAACCATTTCAGTTGGCTCATCTTCAACAACATCATCCATGGTTTCATCAGTAAGTTCATCAAATGCATCTGCAAACTCCTCTTCTAAAATTTCCATTTCTTCATCTGAAAATTCTTCTTCAAAGATAGTTTCAAATTCTTCAGCTATCTCTAGTTCTTCAAAATCTTCAAAAGTTTCAAGCTCTTCAAAATCATCAACTGATATAATTGTAAAATCATTTTCAATAATTTCATCAGTAAAAATAAAATTATCTTCCCAGGTTATATCTTCAAATATTGGTAGTTCTGTTATTGGTGGTAGTTCTTCATACTCAACAATTATATTGTTTATTTCTTCTTCAATATTATTATCTATTGGATTGTATTCAGTATTAGAATACGACATATTTAAAGATGCACCTAAAAGATTTGGACCACCTCTACTAGATGTAGATCCGTGACTGTCTGTACCACTCCAGGACCAGTCTACTTTGTTACTGCCAATATCATTATAAATTATTGTATCTGTGTATTGGCCACATCCTATAGATCTGCCATCACCACTTACTCCAGGATAACCATTACAATTACCTTGAAATCCAGTTATAGTTGTTCTTGTTTGTGATACTGTACTTAAAATATTTCCAGTATCATCTTTTAAATCTACAGTTGTTGTATGTGAATCATCATCACCTGTTTTGTTTTCACAATTTCCTTGTACACTTTCACAATTAGCAACATCTATTTTGCTGTTTAATGTTATTCCATTATCTAGCATTTGTTGTGTTATAGAATTGCTAGTTAATGATATATCATCAACACTTACAGTCGCTGTACCTGTAACTTCAAAATCACCACCAACATTATATTTATAACCACAGTTTGCTTGTGATGTAGGACATGTTATTGTAAATCCATTTACAACAGATCCGTTAGAAACAAAGCCACTACCACCATCATTAATCATGTCAGTTTGAGAAGATCCCCAATCTACACCATCGTTTGCGTTTGGTAATAAGTTACCTGTAGTTAATGTTTCACCTATCGTGTATGTTGATATTGAAAGGTTGCACATCACAATTAGTGCAAACTTTATCAGCATTGATTTTATCAATGTAATCTTTTTGTGTAATATAATATTCATAATCTGGTCTTAATTCTGGATAGGTTTCCCAAAACTCTATGGCTTTGTCACCTAATAAACCACCTGGTGCTGGGCAAGGTGTATTAGAAATCATCATGGCCCTAAACACTCTTTCATCCTGGCACAATATTGATACAGCTGCTACGGACATGCCAAAATCCTTTGTGACTTTGGCTAATTTTATACGTTCACAATTTAGATCGACAAAATGTTTACCCCCACTAACACCAACCAAGCTAGTAGAAATACTACCACTAACGCCCATGCTACAAACATCTTGCGACATAGAACTATATGATGGCGAGTTGGCACTAGGAGGTGGTACAGTAGACTTATTACTTGTAGTGTTCGTAGTGTTATTAGTAGTTGTAGAAGTCGTGTCATTAGATGATCCAGATTGATATGTGTTGTTGTTTGTTGTTGTGTAACCACCTGTAATATTTGTGTTACTACCAGATTGATTTGTTTGTGAATTTGTATCTGAAAAAACAGGTTTGGAAGCAACAACTAACAATGTTAGAAGCACTAAAGCTATAAAATTTTGCATCTACGAACAATCGCACTCGTCTTTTCCGCAATCACATTTAGGATTAATCATTTTGGATATTTATCCTTAACTGCTTTTCTTAATGCTTGTAAATTATCTAAGTCATCATCAAGAATTGCATGAATACAATCCTCTAAACTTGGATATTCTTCTTTTCTTTTTCTTGCATAGTCATTGTCATATGCTGTTTGCAATTCATTATATTTAGTTTCTATATCTTCTTTTGATATTGGCGTTGTTCCCTCAAGCCATCTTATTTGTTCTAAATCTTCATTTTTGATAATAACTTTTGCATCAGGATTAATTGCAACTATAGCATCTAAATATCTAATCATTATTCATACTCCATAACTACCATATTTGTTTGATGTTGTGCGGCTCTTGAGCCTAACTCCCAATCACCAGAATTAACTAATACATATGGAGTAAAAATTAATGCTGATGTTGTACTAGGTGCGTGAATAACTTTAGCGATAAAAGGAATATGACTATCAGCTATACTTACATTAAAACCAGTAAAAGCATGATTGTCATGCTCTATTCCAGCAAAACTACCACCAGCCACACTTTTATAAATTCTAACTGAAGTAAATCTAGTTGTTGCAGTTTGTCTTGACTTTGTTTGATACGTTATAAGAAATTTTGATGAAGTGCTTTGAGGGGTTACACTTACTCTTAAATCAGTATCATGTTCAGCGTAAGAACTGTTATTGCCAGTTGTACTATCAGTTACTTGAGCTGTATTCACACTTAAAATTTTACCAGCACTAATCCCAGTTAGAGCCGAACCATCTACAGCTGCCAAAGCTCCTGTAATAGAGCTTCCTTTTACTTTAATTAAACTCATGGTTTACTCCATACTGTATGTGTTAAGTTACCTTGCTCATCTCTAGAAAGTAATTCATCATATTGTTCTTCAGAATAATCTTGTGGTATGTTTCTCAGATTTTGTCTGTAAGTAAATTGTGCTTCACTCATATTTCCACGCAATACCCACCAATCAGTTTCTGTTAACATGTTTAATCTCAAATTTTTAATTTTTTCTAATTTTTGTTCATTGGTTTCTGTATATGAATTAAAAGCAGTTATTTCTTCTGCTGTCATTTCTATTTTTTTACCATCAATAATTTTATGCATTACTTAACTCCATAAAGTCTAAACTCACCCTCTGCAAATGGATTACTGTCAGTAGTTTGAATTGTAATATTGTTTATGTTTCCTGTACCACCTTTAAAATAATACATACCTTCATCTTGTACATAATTGCCAGATGCTCTATCTAAGTATACGGAGTTCATAAGAAACAATCTTCTTGCACTGCTTCCTGTATCTAAATTTCTTAAATTTAAACAACGAATTACAAATCCTGCATTTCCATAAGCAGTTCCTCCTCCATAATCATAATCATTACCTGTAAGATATATTGCATCTTTATCGCCTGTTCTGTTTATAAGAGTGTTATTACTATTTCCTGATTGAACTACATGAATACCCCTTGCATAAGATGTACCAGCAAAGTAACTACTTCCATTGTCATCACTTAAATACATTCTTATATTACCTGTTGAATTATTAGCCATTTGTATAGCCGACCCTGTAATAATATATTGTTCATAAGTATCAGTTATTAAAGAAGATGTGTAGTTTACGCTTCCTGTGTTACTAGAAATATAAGTATCGTCTAATAAAACATGAGTGCCACTAGGAGCATCAACAAAACTTAAATTACCAGACCCATCTGTTTGTAACATCTTATCTGTAGCTGGAGAAGTACTAGGTAAAGTTAATGTATAGCTTTGACCAGCACTATGAGGAGGAGATTTAA